CCTAGAAGAGACATAACCTGAATTAACTTGGTTTAACCCTACAAAATGGAAGACGAATTGGAAGAAATTTTGAATGCTCTAGAAGCAAAAGTAGCTAGAGCCAGAGATCCTGCTTATGGTAAAGAAGTTTATACAGAGATACTAACTGAAAGGCATAATTATTTTGGAAAAGTCTTCTGCAGAGAAATAGGCATACCCTATAGAAATGATGTGCCACTCGTTGACATTTTACATGCATGTCAACCTCTAATTGACACCATCAACAATAAGATACCAGACATCACTCCAGACAATTATGAATTTGAAGATGGGATTCTAACAATTATTGACTATAAAGTTGCAGTAGATGACCATAGCACTGAATACACTAGAGAGAAATATGAAAGATGTATAGATGAAGTCCAAAACCTAGTCGACTTTCCTATCAAATTAGCAATTGTGCGTATTCATCCCCATACTCTTCAGGTTACATACACTGACCAAGCATTTATGCGCCGATTTGGTCATATTGCATATCCAGTAGATTTTACAAGGTTTTCTCAATTAATTGAAGAACTTAAAGCCAAATTTGAAGATTCTCCAGAATTCATGGATATGATAGCTTTTGGAGATGTTACATTTACTGCGAAATGGTGCGAAGAAGGTTGTCCAGAACTATATGAACATAAGATCTTTAAAGAATTTTTCTCTAGCATGCCGAGACAATATCAGATCATGTTTGAACGAGCTTTGAACACATGTGGGTACAAAGCTGAGAGGTGGGATTCAATCCTAAAAGAAATCAAAGCTGCTACAAAAGATGACTATGAACATTTCGTAATGACAAATGCAAAACAATTAATGGAATTTGATGGCAATTATTCAGAACCTAGCCCAGATGAGATTGCTAAAGGATGGTCTGAAATGACAAAAAGGATACAAGAACAGCGTGACTTCACATCTAATGTATCTGATCAAAAACCAAGTGCTCATTTTATTTGGACAGAAAATAATCCTGACTTGCCAACAAATAATTCAAAAAAAGTTGCTATGGTAGCAAAGATGCTGCAAAATATCGAAACAAAGAGCTCTTTTGCAGAAGATTTTAAGAAGCTGGGGAAGCTCATGGATATTACAGAAGACATTCCCACATATGAAAGATTTTGTGAGGAGCTGAAAAGTCAAGCCCGGAAGAATCCTGGACAAGTGAAGAATAAAAAGCTTGAGCCAAAAAAGATAGGCAGTGCTTTAGTTCTTTGGGAACAACAATTCCTACTATCTGCAGAAGAGATGGGGAAAGAAAACAAGATTCATCTGCTTAAAGATTTCTTTGGAATTGGCAAACATAAGCAATTTTCTAGAAAGGGGCTTGATGAAACAGATACAGACAAACCAACGATACTAGATTTCAATGACGAAAACATGAAAAAGAGTGCAAATTTAATGATGCAAAAAACAAAGAATTACTTAAAAAATGAATCAAGCCTGACAGCCAAATATCCTATCATTTCAGATTATTTACCACACATAGCAGAATCAGATGCAGATGTAATTAACGTTGTAAAGAGTATTTTCAAGACCAAATATTGGCAATGCATAACGGACATTAGCATGTTGATGAAAAATATGCTATCAGTTAGCCAGTATAATCGAGCTAACACATTCAGGATAGCCTCTTGTGCAAACAATGCACTTTATGGACTAGTCTTCCCGTCTGCTGATATTAAAACAAAAGACTCCAGCATTGTCTACTGTATATTGGCTATCCACAAGGAAGAAACTAGCCTATTTAACCCAGGATCTTTGCATGCTACTTTCAAAGTACCTGGTGGCTATCTTTCTATTTCTCGCTCTATGCGTCTAGATAAGAAAAGATGTCATAGAATAGTTACAGCACCTGGAATATTCCTAAGCATTGCAACATTACTTAAATCAAATAATGACACAATAGACTTGAACGATGTCTTGAATTTTGCGTTATTCACAAGTTTAAATGTTACAAAAAGTATGTTATCTCTGACAGAGCCCTCGAGATATATGATCATGAATTCTTTGGCTGTTTCATCCCATGTACGTGAATATATAGCTGAGAAGTTTTCCCCGTACACTAAAACGTTATTTAGTGTATATATGGTGGACAAAATTAAACAAGGTTGTTTGAAAGCATTTCAACAAAGAGATAAAATAAAAACCAGAGATATATTTCTCACAGACTATGACATAACACAGAAAGGAATCAGGGACGATAGGGATTTAACAAGCATCTGGTTTCCAGGTTCTGTTAATTTAAAAGAATACTTGAACCAGATTTATTTAGTATTTTACCTAAATCCTAAAGGATTACATGAGAAGCACCATGTCATGATAGACTTACTAAAAACCGTCATTGAAATAGAATTGGACCAGAGAGAAAATGTTCCACAGCCATGGTCGGATATACCAAAAAAGCAAACAGTGAACCTGCCAATATTAATTCATAGCTTATGCAAGAACCTATTGATCGATACATCTTTTGCTCATCACCTTAGAACCAGGATAGAGACAAGAAATAACTTAAGACGAACATTTGCGACTATTTCTACGTTCACAAGCTCAAAGTCTTGTATAAAAACAGGGGATTTTCACAAACTAAAATTAGAGCAGTCTAAAAGACAAAAGAAAACAATAGATAGTGAATTAAAAAAACATCGAATTGCCAACCCCAATTTTGTTGAAGACCATGAGAGAGAACTCGAGATAACTCATTGCAACTATGAGTTGATGAAAAAATCCATACCAAACTACACAGATGTTATCTCAACAAAGGTTTTTGACAGGCTATATGAGCTCTATAAAGAGAATACACTGACTGATCAACCTGTTATTGGCCAGATACTACAAATGATGAGAAAGCACAAAAAATTCTACTTTACATTTTTCAACAAAGGACAAAAAACAGCAAAAGACAGAGAAATCTTTGTTGGTGAATATGAGGCAAAAATGTGCATGTACTTGGTAGAACGAATCTATAAAGAAAGATCTAAGTACAATCCAGATGAAATGATTAGTCAACCAGGAGATAAGAAGTTGTTACTTTTAGAAAAGAATGCAGAAAAGGAAATCAGGTTTTTAGTTGAACGCCTAAAAAAGAGGAACTTAGAAATAGATGCACAAATATCTGAGGAAAAGGAAAGATATATCCAAAGACTCGACAGAATTGTAGCTTTACAATCTCAAAGATACAAGGCGTTGAAATTAGAAATAAATGCAGACATGTCAAAATGGAGTGCCCAGGATGTCTTCTTTAAGTATTTTTGGTCTATAGTGCTAGACCCAATCCTCTACACTGAGGAAAAAGAGCACATATTGTACTTCTTTTGTAACTACATGGAAAAATCTCTAGTGATACCAGATGAAGTCATGTGCAACCTATTGGACCAGAGGAAACCTTATCCAAATGACATCATCTCTCAAATAACAGAAAATCTAAAAACAAATAGCTTTAATGTCAAAAGAAATTGGCTTCAGGGTAATTTTAATTACATGTCAAGTTATGTTCACAGCTGTGCGATGTCTGTATATAAAGAAATTATTAGAAGGACAGCAGATCTTATAGAAGGAGATGTTATGGTCCATTCAATGGTCCATTCAGATGACAATCAAACATCAATTACATTGATAGATAACAGAATTGATCCTCGTCAATTCACGCATTTTGCAATAGCTATGTTTGAAAAAGTCTGTTTGACTTTTGGATGCCAAGCAAACATGAAAAAAACTTACCTAACAAATCATATAAAAGAGTTTGTTTCAATGTTTAATTTGTATGGCGAGCCATTTTCGATTTTTGGAAGATTCACATTAACCGCAGTTGGAGACTGTGCATACATAGGTCCCTACGAGGACTTAGCAAGTAGAATTTCCTCTACTCAAACAGCTATCAAACATGGGTGTCCTGCAAGCCTTGCTTGGCTATCGATAGCAATATCGCAATGGATGACATATTTAACATATAACATGTTACCAGGCCAAGTCAATGATCCGACAGTCTACTTAGATCTGCCTAGAGAAGAAATACCTTTAGAATTATGCGGAACTATTAATTCACCATTATCCATGCTTGCATTGGTTGGATTAGAAGCCGGGAATTTGACGTTTCTGACAGATTTACTACATAAGTATACGAATCCCCTAATCCAGAGAGAACCTGTCCAAGTACAATGTGCAAACCTACACCAATGGGATTTAACAAAGTTGACTCAAAGTGAACTCTTCAAGCTGAAAGTACTTAGATATTTAGTTCTAGATGCAGAAATGGATAATACAGACATCATGGGGGAAACAAGTGAGATGAGAGGCAGATCTTTGCTCACTCCTAGGAAATTCACAACGGCTGGTAGTTTGAGAAAATTAATATCTTTTCTAGACTTCCAAGACAAGCAAACAAGTCCAAATGGGATAGATGATGTAGTCTTATATATGCTTGACAATCCTGCACTGCTTGTAACAAAAGGAGAAAACAAGGATGATTACATAAACACGATATTATACCGATACAATTCAAAAAAGTTCAAAGAATCACTATCTATACAAAATCCGACTCAGCTCTTCCTAGAACAAATTCTATTCTCCCACAAGCCAATTGTGGATTATACTGGAGTCAAAGAAAAATTTTCAAACTTAAATGATGGAACGCTGCTGGAAGATAATCCTACTATCAAAGGCAGAATGACCTTTCCTGAAGCATTTGTTCAGATAAAGAAAGATCTGAACAGCCTACCTTTCACACTACAAGATCTGGAATGCGTATATAATTTTGCGCTCTTAAATGATCCATTGCTCGTTACTGCAGCAAATGCTCACATTTTGCATGTGGTTGGACACTCACAAGCTAGACTTGGGTCCACCTGCGCAACAATGCCAGAGTTTAGAAATTTGAGGTTAATAAAACACTCCCCTGCATTGGTCTTAAGATGCTATGCTACTGGTAGATATGATTTACCTGGAGTAACTAGGAGAGACATGGAAAGAGATATCGGACACCTAGAAGAATTCATCAAGGAAACAAAGCTACTTGAAAAGATGAACCAGAGAATAAGACAAAATACAATAGAGACTGGAGACAGGGACATCTACTTTGAAGTGAAAGAATTAACAAGATTTTACCAAGTATGCTATGAATTCGTTAAGTCTACCGACTACAAAGTTAAGATTTTTATACTGCCCGCTCGATGCCCTACACAAACAGATTTTTGTGCTATACTACAAGGATCACTTCTTGAGGATAAACGTTGGCGTATAGTGCAACATCTGAGACCTGTTACTGTAGGTGGACACAAAGGTAAAGTCCAAGAAATTGTTTCCATGGACTACAAGTTAGCTAAAGAAGCAGTAAATTTGATTTGCTTCTTTGCGGATACATTCATTGATTCTAATCATCGAGTTGTCTTCCTTAAAACTATTTGTGAGCATTTCACGTATAAAGAACGAAAAATGGAAGATCTAATAAGAGAGATTAAGACATGCAAGACAAGAACTGAGTATTTACCATTTTTATATAGAATTGGTGATCTCACACAACAAGACTTGATCGACTATGATATGCAGAAGTCAGCTGGAAGAGTTACTTGGAACAAGTGGCAGACAACACGAACTCTCGACATGGGCAAAATCGATTTTCAGATAGATACAGATAGATGCCACCTCAGAGTTGTTGGAGAAGACCAACAATTGACCATTGCAGAATTCCAAGTACCACAATTGGATAGCAGGACAATATGTCAAATGGGGTTCAGAATGCTTAATGAAAAACATGGCTTCAAATTTGAAAATATGAAAGAAATCCCCATTAGAGAGAGGAGCTACTACATTACATATCAAATGAAGTCTCGCGGAAAATATGTTTACAAGATCTTTGATAGTGCATCATTGATGTATGAAAAAAGGAAAGCAGATGAAAATGTAGGTAGAACTACAAATCCTGTAATACCAGTTTGTGAAGTGATACCTATGATCAATCCAGAGATCCCCAAGATCGATATCGATGAAATTTACCTTTACAATGCTTCCAACGATTATCTAAGTATTTTGCACCTAAATTTTCAAGAATCTGCCAAAATGAGAAGAACAGAACTGGCAAAGATGCAATATTTTGAAGGCAAGACTCTATTGATGAGATTCATAAACATAAACGCCTTGATGAAAGATACAACCTTGATGAACCTAAATTATGATAATATAGTTTCAGTTGACCTAGCCAGATTTTCAAATTTAATCATGTGTGATGGAGAAGACGATGATTCAATTGATGATGGAATAATGTGTTTTTCAGATGAACCAATGGAGCAAACAACCAGCGAGACTATGGATGCAATTCCACTTTTCAAAGTTACATACAAGATTTCTGCACCTCGCAGACTTAGCTACAAGAATGCAATCAAAGAAGTAATATCTAGGGAAACTAGACTCTTTATGTCAACATTTACATTTGTTGGCGATCGATTCGACAGTGGGCCAAACTTGGGTTACATTGGTACGCTGGTTTCTATTATTAATCACTTACATACAAATGAATGGTCAACTATAATGAAGAACTGCATACATATCTGTATGATAGCTCTCAACAAAGATAGGATGTTCCATCTATTCACTTTCAATAAAATATTTTTTGAAAAAGAGCAACCAGCATCTGGAATCTTGAATTACCGAAGATTGAAGGAATTTATCTTATCATTAAAAGATTGCACCCAGGCACCATGGGATGAAATATTTTCAAACTTTAAAGCCAAAAGCATAATAATGCTTGACAAAGAAATTGCAAAAGTGGATGTTGGAACAGACTTCAGCACCATATTGTCATTGGAAGACACTGAAGAAGAAGGAGAACTAAGATACACTTAATTCACTTTGAATCTAATTCGTACAAGGTTGCCAATATCTGGCAATTC